ATACTATTGAAGAAATCAGACAAAATGCTTTGGCAAACTTCGGTTCTCAAAACAGAGCGGTAACTTCTAAAGATTACCAAGTAAGGGTTTTGGCAATGCCATCAAAGTATGGTTCAATTGCAAAAGCATATGCAACCGCCGATGGAACATTAGATAATAATTCACCATCATCTATTCTTGCTTCACCAAACGCATTAAATGAGTTTACCGATTTGGTACAATCATTTGTGGATAAACCTGAAAGCGAGGAACCAAATAGACAAACCATTCAGGATGAACTTAAAAAATTTCTAATAGGTAAAACATCCAATGAGAATGAAAAAAATAACCCATTTGCAATTAATTTATATCTACTTGGATATGATAGTGATGGTAAGTTGAGTGGATTGAATAGGGCAGTAAAAGAAAATCTTAAAACGTATCTAAATGAATTTAGAATGTTAACCGATGGAATTAATATTTCTGATGGTTTTATTATTAATATTGGATTTGATTTTGAAATTATTGTTCAAAGAGATTATAATAAAAGTGAAGTTCTTGTAAATTGTATTCAGGAGTTAAAGGATTATTTCCAAATTGATAATTGGACATTTAATCAAACAATTAACATAAGTGAATTAGAACTTTTAGTTGCGAATGTTGAAGGTGTGAGTTCAGTACCCGAATTCAGAGTAGTGAATAAATGTGGTGGAAGATATTCAGCTAATTCATATGATATTAATGCAGCAACCAAGGGTAAAATTATTTATCCATCTTTAGACCCATCGGTCTTTGAGGTTAAGTATCCTGATGCTGATATAAGAGGGAGAGCAAAATAATGGCATACTATTTTCTTACAGCATCAAAAGATGCATCGGTTTACCTTCAACAACCCGACCAAAATTGCGGGTTAGATGAAGTATTAGAGGTTAGTAAGGTGTACTATGGTAACATCAAAGATGTATCTCGTGCTCTTCTTAATTTTGAAACAACTAATTTATCATCATCTATCGTATCGGGAGATGTTGAAGTTGAAGAGGCAACTCTTATATTGAGAGAAACTGAATCTGAAGAAATTTCTTTAGATTTTACACTTTATGCATATCCTATTTCTCAATCATGGGAAATGGGCAAAGGTACTCGATTTGATAATATTGAAACCGCAGGTGTAACATGGAATTATCGTGAAGGTGATTCTAATTTAAGATGGGTAAATACAATCGTTGATGGATTGCCTGTATTTGCTGGAACCTCAACTGGTTCATTTGCTGGTAGAGGTGGAGTGTGGTACTCGGATGTATCGGGTTCTCAAAACTTTTCTTATCAATCACGTGATGTAAATATGAACGTGCGTGATGTCATGTTAGATTGGATTAGTGGTTCTAAGGAAAACAATGGATTAATTGTTAAACTTGACAACTCTCTTGAAAATGATACAAATGATTATGGTATTCTTAAATTCTTTAGTAAAGAAACTAATACCATTCATCAACCAAAAATTAGAATTGGTTGGGATGATTCATCATTCTCAACAGGTTCATTAACTGAGCTATCTGCAGATGATATTAAAGTAACATTCGGAAACTTTAAGAAAGAATATAAAGTAAATACAACTCCACGAATCAGAGTTAATGGTAGGGAACTATATCCTGTAAAAACCTTTAGTTCAACATTTAGATATGCAGTTAGTAGTTTCTTACCAACCACTTCCTATTATCAAATTAGAGATTATCATACTGATGATATTATTGTTCCATTTTCTAATTATACCAAAATAAGTTGTGATTCAAACGGTAATTATTTTGATTTAAACTTATCAAATTGGGAAACGAATAGAACATATAAAGTAGAAATAAAAGTTACAAGAAGTGGTATTGATGAATACTTTGATGATGATTATACCTTTAACGTAATATCTTAATGGAAAAGAAAGGTTTACAGAACGAAAAATTTATTCGGGAGATTAAAAAGACCGGGTCTAAAGCATTAAAACCAAAAAATGATGTTGGTGTAAATGTTGTAGAAAAATCCGATGTGTCTGCTGGATTAATATCGGGTAAACTAATTAGACCAAGATATAATGAAGAAGAGTTATTAAAATCAGTTGATACTACAATTGTAGAATTATTACCAAGAGAACGACCATTATTACCAGATACAGTTTTACGTTCTATATATGATGAGGCAATTCAATCAATTAATGATTTAACTCTTCAAGTTGAAAGTTTGGAATCACAAGTAGGTTCATTAACATCAGAAATAGAATCCTTAAATGCAACTAATGAAAGTTTAAGACGAGAATTAGATGGAGTAACCATATCAAAAGTATCTTCGGATGAACAACTTGTAGTTACTCAGGAAAGTTTTTCAACTGCTCAATCAGATTTACAAATTGCAATTCAAAACTCAACTCAAGAAGCAATTCAACGAGTATCATTAACTGCTAGAAATGAATCGTTAGTACAGGAGATAGATTTACTAAGAGAACAATTATTTGGTAGAACTGCACAATTGGCAGCAGGAGCAGATTCTTTAAGTGAAACTGTAACCATCAATAACCTAAATAAAGGAGGTGGTGAATTTGATATTTATGCAGAATCATTAAAAGGTACCGATGGATTCCGAGGTTTTAAATCGGGTGAGAAATTTGAAATTGTAAATAGTGGAGCAGATGCAGTAACTGTTAAGTTTGAAAAAAGTGATGATGGTGATACTGGTTGGTTTAGTATCAGCATACCAGGTAGTACAGCAACATCACGAGGTAGACAAGTATCAGTTCCTGCAGGTGGACAAGTTGTAGTTACTATTAAAGAAAATATGAGTGTTATCAATACTAAAAGACCAACGGGTGCAGGTAGAACGAGAAACTATGATGGTAAGGTAGTGGTAACAACACCATCGGGTGAAGTTCAATACACTACACGATTACGAAAAGCAAGAAAAGCAAGTAAATTATAATGGCAATTAAAACATTCAAGGAAATATTAAATAACAGGGGGTATCGAATCTCTAAAAAGGATAGAGAGATTTTCGAAGAGGGAACTTTGCAATCCTTCTTTGGGTTTTCTGATTCTGATGTTATTGAATTTATTGCATATGATATAAATGATAACCAACTTCCACTTCAATTAAATCCTGCAGGTGATACTGCTTTAGTTAGGTATATTCCACTAACAACGGAAAATATTAAAGATTATTTTTTAATAGCAGAAGGTACTACTTTACAATTGGGAAATTTTCCAAAAGAATATTTTATCGATGTTAGTAAACTTCTAAAAGAATCGGGATATGATGCAGGAATCTTTAAGACACAGGTAACATTATTAAATAGAAGAGTTGGTGATTATCGTCCAAATATAAATGCAAAACTTTGGATAAAAGAAATTTCTCCATCACGTACTGAAATTAAGGTTTTACCTCAACGTAATGATGTTGCAGATTCAACCGATTTAGGAAAACGTTTTGGAATGATGTACAACAACTCACAGTTTAGAGATGATGTATTACCATTCGTATTTCAGTTTGTATATCAAATAACACCAGATACAATTGATACTTTCTTAAAGCAATTTTATACAACTAAGTGGTTTGATAAATTAAAAGATGAATTCAACATAAAAGAGTTTGATAGATTTGCAACTCGAATTCACAAAAAATATTTAGAAGCAGTAACAAACGAATATCAAAATAAAATATCAAATATAAATGATGCTAATTTCGGTAAAAGAAAAGCAGCACAACCTTCTTTAGAATTAACAGTAGAATCGGTTGAACAAACTTGTTTAAAAATATTAGTTGATGTTGTTGATAGGGAATTACCAAAAAGACAACTTCAAAAAACTCAAGTTGATACTGAGTTGGATAGAAGTATAGATAGAACACGGTCAATTATAGAACGAAGAGAATCTGATTTAGTAGTTAATGCAATTGTTCCAAGTATTGAGGTAACGATAGATAAAGATGTTCCAATTAAAGATGTTCAATTGAACACTAAGATTGATGATGAAAAACAATTAACTAATGTATCTGAACCAATTGAATTTGTTGACCCAAATCCAATAAAAACAGTTGAGATAGTACCAAACCCAACCCCATCACGCGGTGGAGGTGGTGGTGGAGGTAGACCAATTTCTGTATTTGATGGACAATATGAAGAAGAAATAAATCCATTCACAAACGCGGGAGATTTTGTTAATAGACCAGTAGATAGATTAAACCAATTATAATGGCTTATATAGAAAGATATTATTTAGAAGACCTAAACCAAAACAATGGTATGGCTGAGTTTGACCAAATCGGACCAGGTGGTACCGGTGGTGGTGGTAATGGTGGTGGTTCTACTGGTGGTGGAGGTGATACTCCAAACAATGATTTAACACCTGATGGAGATAAAGATATATCTACTACATTAGGTGATAATTTAAATCTTGCAGATGAGTATGTGTTTAAAATTACTACCGAATTTTTAGAAGGTGAGTCTAAAGGTGCAACTGTACACGTAAATGGAATGCCACTACCTGGTCAAGCACCTAAAGAATATAAAGTTAAATTATCAACTTTATTTAATAGTGGACCACAAACGATAGAGGTTAAAAAATCAGATTATACTTCTAATCAAAAATATATAATAAGTGTAGTTCCATTTGGTGATTCTACTATTGATGATATTACTTTATTAGAAGACCAGACTTCTAGAGAAATTTTAGGTATTAATAAATTACAATTGAATGTAGCTTATTTTGAAGATAATCAGGAAAAGCCGTTTAATATTGGTAATAACAGTACACTTGTAAGTTTACCATTTATTCTTGCAAAGAAACCTACACCCAAAGAAAGTTCAGAAAAAAATACAGTAATAATAAAGTTAATAGGACCAAATTCATCCGTATCAATTATATCAAATAATGAAGAGGATTTATTAGATTCAGGGTTAGAAACTTTTACCGAAACACGTGGTACTAAGTATTTTATAAAATCACCAGATACTACATTATATAGAATATCAGAAATTATTATAACTGATATGGATGGTAATACTGAAACTTTAACTGCAGGAAGTAGTGAATCCATTTCAATGGAACTTGTAATTAATAAAGATTTGGATGTTGATATTTTATCACATAGAGTAGTTAAGAAAAAAGTATTAAAACCAATTATTAGACTAAAAAGTCCATCAACTAAAAAATATAATATAAATGATAAAACGGATATTCCATTAATTGTTGAAAAAAATGATGATGTGGTAGCAATATCTATGGTCATTGGTAAGGAAATTTTAGAATTTGACAATCTACAAAAAGGACCTTACGCGGGTATTAAGATACCACATAGATTGATTGATAAAATTGGTAAGTATAATATAAAATTATTCCCATATTCTATTTCAGAATTACAACGGGGACAAAAGAATAAAAACATCGGTCGTAGTGGTAGTGGTGTTGGGCGTAGTGGAAGTGGTAGAAATACTTCAATTGGACGTAGTGGAAGTGGTAAAAGGGTTTCTGAGAAAAGTGTGTTAGTCAACACTCAGGTAGAAACCGATACATCTCTACCACCAATACGAAAAGCAAATACTTCAATTGGAAGAAGTGGGTCTGGTAATGTAGGAACTCGAAATACTTCAATTGGAAGAAGTGGGTCGTAATGTGGAAGAATATAAATTTTAAGAAATGCCAAGGATTGATTTAGATAACATATTAAAAAGATTAAACGAAGAGATTTTGGAAAATCCACTATCTCCGATTAATCAACGCCCCAAAATTTCTAAAATTATTAAAAAAGGGAGAAGAAAAGACGAACTTGGACTTCCGAGTATATTAAGACCTATACAAGATTTACCACAAGTATCATTATCAGACAAACCATTACCTTCAGTAAAAGAAGAGTATGTATCTGAAGAGCTAAATACAAAACCTGCAGAACAAGCCCAAGATTCTTTTGATATTCTTGATAGTGCAGTTGATTTTACCCTTGAAGTGGTAGATGAAGTTTCTATCGAAGTACCCGATATTCGAAGTATTCAATATCCTAAAGAAATTAGGGGTGGTGATTTCATTGGATATGATGTAGATTTTCAAATTTCATTTTTGGCAACACCAACAACATCTTATGTAGATATTGGAATTGGTAGAGTTAAAAACGCATTAAGAAGAACTGCAAATGAACGAAACCCGTTTGCAAAACAGCAAGGTAGGGATGTATATGAAGAACCCACACCAAATGATAGCTATGTTTTAAAATTTAATGTAAAGGAACTATTAATCAACTATCTCGATTTAGAAGGTACTGAAGGTATTGATATTATTAAAATTCCATTTACATTAACTCCGGTAAACGCAAATGGTAAAAAACCTGTTAATGGAAAGACGGAAACATTTACAGTAGTATTTGATAAAGGTGATTTAGAGATACCAAGGTCAGTTGCTGTTAATAGAATTGTTGAGGCATTTAAATCACAATTAAACAACAACATATTCTCAGATTCTAAGTACTTAACTCACTTAGCACATTTAGGTGATGGTGACAATAAATTAATTGCTAATTGGGCACCAAACACGCAGGATAATTCGTTAATTCTTAAATTATATGAACCACTTCCTGCAAGTGTTCAACCAAACCAAAAGGTATGGATATCTAAACTTCAATCAGAACCATTTATTGAAACAATAACATTAAATGGTGAAGATGTGGATTACTGTCCACCACTACAAGGACCTAATTTTTCTTTAGAAGTAGATAGTGGAATTGGATATCAGATTTATGACGATTTATTAGCGAGTGGTTCTCAATCATCTACTAACTTAGTAAATGAGTACACATCAACCCTTGGTATTGATACTGAAAAATTGACTATTCAATACGTAAGTGGTTCCGATTATACTTTTGAAAATTATGTAAGATTTGGTTCTGCAGAAGAAAGGATTAAAAACTTTTGGTACAAGGTAGAATTACTTGAGGGTTATGAAGAATCTCTATCGGGATTGACTGGAGTCGAAGTAGAGGTTGGTACAATAGAAACTGAAGATGGATTTGTTCTTCTTACGGAAGATGGTAAAACATTAAGTATTGATTCACTTTCAATTACACAACAAACACAGGTTGAAGCAACTAAAGTAACCAATAATATTAATTCATTAATTCGTACTTTCGATGGATTTGAAAAATTCTTATACTCTTCATCTGATGATTTAGCATATCCAAAAAGTGGAAACACTCTTGTAGCATCTACATCAAATGATGCTCAAACTTGGTATAATTCAGCAATAAATTATGCTGCTAATTATGATAAGAATAATGTAAACTATTTAATTAATAACTTACCCGAATATCTAAGAGAAGATTACGATAACGAAGAATATATGTTGTTCTTAGATATGATAGGACAGCACTTTGATGTTATTTGGGCATATATCAACGGTATTTCAAATTCTAAAAAACTAGAACACAAAGTTACCACAGGTATTCCCGATACATTGGTCTCACATATGTTAGAATCGTTTGGTTGGGATGATAGAAGAGCATATGATTCACAATTCCTATGGGAATATGCGTTAGGATTAAACAAAGATGGTACTCAAAAGTATGATAGAAGTTTAAAAGATGCTAACGAAGAAATTTGGAGAAGAATCTTAAACAACTTACCATATTTACTAAAACACAAAGGTACTGCACGTTCTTTAAAAGCAATTCTTGCAACGTATGGTATTCCACAATCACTTCTTACGATTATGGAATTCGGTGGACCTCAAGACCCAACACGAGGTGGTAGTACATCATTTACATTTGAAGATAGAACTGCTGCAATTAAATTAAGTGGTTCACAATATATTAAAACCTATTGGAATCAAAGTGAAACGATACCGGGTAGTGTAGAATTAAATGTTAAATTCGATGAAGCTGGAAATCATGGATTACTATATAACACGACTACTAATGGTGAAGATGTTGCATGGAAACTTGAGGCAATTCAAACTACTGGTTCCTTCGGTAAAATTAAATTAAGCATATCAGGTAGTTCAGAATTAAAAGAACTCGAATCATCTGAAATTAGATTGTTTAATGATGTGTATAAACACATTACATTAACTCGTGAAGAATCATCTCCATCACATTCAATAAACCTTTACGTAAAAGAAGCAAAAGGAGATAGATTACGAATTGATGATTTACAAACTTTAGAAATTGAAACAACTAATGGTTGGGATACTCATGATTTACTTAAGATAGGTGGTAACGAAATTAATGGAAGTAGTGATATCGCAGGAGGATTGACAGGTTCAATTGATGAATTTAGAATTTGGAAAACTCCTCTTGAAAACACCGTAATTACAAATCATGCTAAAATACCTGATGCTATTAATGGTAACAACTATACCGCATCATCTGAAGATTTATTATTAAGACATGATTTCGAATATCCAAAAAATAGACACTCGAGTGGAGATGTTGAAATAATCAACGTATCTATAAGTAACGAGTATGTAGATGGAGCAACAGAGCCTGTAACAAGTTCTATTGCAGTTGGGTTTGCTAATTTATCATCGTATCCATATAATTATGAATCTTATGAAAGAAGTGTAACTGCACAAGTTCCTTCAATGGGATTCAATTTTGCTAACAAGATTAGATTTGAAAATCAAACTTTAGTTGGTGATTTATCTCATAAAGCACGTGCAACTAAAAAATCATTTGACCAATCTCCTGTGGATTCCCCTAAATTAGGATTATTCTTCTCGCCAACAAAGGAGTTGAATATGGATATTCTAAAATCAATGGGTAATTTTAATATTGATAATTATATCGGTGACCCACGTGATGAGTACAATGATGAATATTCAGAACTCAATACTCTTAGAGAATACTACTTTGAAAGAATTAATTTAAATGTTCAAGAATATATTCAACTTGTTAGAAACATTGATAAATCATTATTCGATGTACTTACCGATTTAGTCCCTGCAAGAGCAAAAGTTGCTAAGGGTTTATTGATTGAACCTCACATTCTTGAAAGAAGTAAACAAAAATGGGAAAAACCAACTTCTGAAAAAAGAGATTATGAAACTGAAATAAACATCGATGATAATAATCAAATTGAATTAACTTATGATGTTCAATTAGCAGAAATAAATGTTGATGATGGTGTAACTTTTGAACCTTCATACGATACATATGATGGAACTTTAGAAGCAAACGATGAAATTAACTTAGTATCTAATTACGATACATATCAGGGACTTATTTCAGGTTCAGATGCTATTACCTTAACAGGTGATTATCCTACTTACGTAGGTGTAGCACAAACTACACTTGGAGAAGAATTGACAGCTGTAGTTAACTTATCAGATTTTACATTTGTAGGTCAGGAAGATGGTGGATTTGGATTGTATGCTTCTGCATCACATGGTAAAGTAACTACATTAGATGCGTTGGGTAATATAACTTCAAGTAGACAACAAATTTTTGGTATAGACGAAACTTTTGAGGTTGCAATAACTGTTTGGGGAGACCCACTTAACACGGGTGCATATGCACCATATACTGATTATATTACAAAACCAAAATTTGTGATAGCTAAACAACCATTTGGAAGTACTCCACCATCTGCACCAAAGAGTTTACCCGCGGGTAAGGAAATAGTTGAAGTAACTCCATTAAATGGTTATTTCCCATCACACTATAAGTTTGTGAAAAACCATTCTTTAGGATTTGAAAGAAGTTTCTTCAGAGGTTCACAACAAACAACAGCAACTACTCCTGATGGATTATCACCAGTAGAAACTATTACTACTAATCCAAATATCTTGAAAGTTGCTGATACGGGAAGAGGTTCGGGTGAACCAATCCTTGAGGTTGATTGATGAAATTAAAAAAATTAGATATTTATATTTATTAAAAAGAAAAGGAAAAGACCATGGCATATTTAGATAATACATCCATTACGGTTGATGCGATACTAACTAAAAAGGGTAGACAAAAGTTAGCATCGGGTCAATCTCTCAATATCACCAAGTTTGCATTAGGTGATGATGAGGTAGATTATTCGTTATACGAACCAGCACATCCGCTAGGTTCTGCTTATTATGATTCAGCAATTACTGCAATCCCTATTTTGGAGGCAACACCAGATGAAACTCAAGCATTGAGATACAAATTGGTAACTCTAAATAAAGGAACAGTCCAAATTCCAATTGTTTCACTTGGAGTTAGTTCAATAGGTGTGTATCAGGACGAAGGAGAAGTTGCTCTTTCACCAACTACATCACCTGCAGGAAATACAAATGCTGGATATACCGTAGTGTTGGCAGACCAACGAGCAGGAACATTAACAGTTACACAAGGAGCAACGGCAGCAGCAACAATACCTGTTGGATTAGGAACTGAAGTGACAACTACTGCACAAGTAGTATCGGGATTAACATTCAACTTCATTCCAAATTCAAGTTTGACATCGAACGTTTCAACAACCATCACTGTATTCGGAAATGAAACAGGTGGTTCAATTTCGATTCCTGTAACCGTAACATATAGAACAACAGTTTAAATAGGATAGAAGATGGCAATAATTAATGACTCAGCGATATCGAATCAGATAGCAAATTTAGTAAACGGAGGTGCGTTTGATGTATCAGAATTAACATCAATCATTAACTCAGGTTTACCAACAGGGCAACAACTTCAAGTAAGTGCCGGATTATTGAGTGGTCCATTTAAAAGATTTGGTTCTTTTGATAAAGTTGATGCTAAAACCGAAGTAGTAACTACTGGTTTATGGACAGGTGATGTAGGTTCTTTAACTTCCTTTTTTACCTCATCTACCCAAACAGCAGCAACATCAGGAGATTACTACTATAATGTTTATCAGGCAGACCCAAGTGGTGCTGATGCAGAAGTACAATTTGCAGTAGCATATGGACACGTTGATGGAAGTGGTTCAGTATCATTAGCAAACGATGATACATCTACATTACCAACTAAGGCAACTTATAAGCAATATGGTTCTACCCTATTAAACGATGCAGATAATAAATTCGCATTTGAAAATGGAAGTGGTGTAGCAACTGATTCTAATTCAATTTACGCAATTAACTTATCAAGAAATAGATTTAGAGAAAAGATGGACCCAGGCAACTGGTCATTACAACTATCAGGTTCTAATGGTTTGTTTACATTTATTGATAATAGTGGTAAGAAATTTGGAGATACGTTAGGAAATGCAGGTAGAGTATTTAAAGTAGTATCGGGTTCTCTTAACTTAGGAACTGAAAATGATGCAACCATTAATACAACTACATCATCGGGTGATGAAGGATTTGGTTTATTCTATCCTGATAGAGGTGTTTTAATTCTTAACCCATCTGCAATTCAAGCAACAGTAGGTTCGGTACCTTACGGAAGTTTAGCAGGTGATGAAGGTGTTACTGCAGATAAACAAAATCATAAGAGAATATTCCAAGCAATTGAACTTGGTGGTGATTTTGAAGCAAGAAGAACTGAAAATGTATCTACACAACACTTCTTTGTAAGAGCAACCAATAGAGAGTTCAACTATTCAAATAACCCAACATATACAAATACTGATGGTACATTTGTTGAAACTTCATTTGAAACAGACCCAAAAACTTACATTACAACCGTAGGTTTATATAATGATTCAAATGAGATGATTGCAGTAGCAAAAACTTCTCAACCCGTACCAAAATCATTTGATAAAGAAGTATTAATCAAAGTTAAACTTTCATTCTAATTAAATTTATTAAAATATAAATCATAGAAGAACCCCACCAAAAGTGGGGTTTTTCGTTTCATGATATTTATACAAAAGAATTATTTAAATGTTTAAGAACATACCAAAATCAGATATTAATGTTAATCCGTTTAAGGTTTATAAGGAATGGTCATTAGATGAAAATGATTTAACTCCTTATTTTGGTCAAGAAATAACAGGCTCCTTATTTGATGCTAATACTGATATAAAATCTAATGGTATCTATAAAAGATTACTTTATGACTCAATTAAAACTCAATTTTATTTAAACCCAGCAACAGGTTCAATTCTTACCGAGGTTGGATTGAGAGAATCATATGTATCTACTGATGAAAGAGAGATAGAAACTGAAATAGCAGTACTTGCAATTCCTCAAGAATATTATGGTGAAGGGTTAAAAGTAGGTTCGGTATCTCTCAATGATGGTGGTGTAATTCTAACCGATGATGGTTATTCTAATTTAAAAAATACATCAAACGAAATTAAGGGAAATATTTTTTATGATAGAGGATTGATAGTATTGACAAAAGATGTAAATCCCGCTTCAACGTTATCTAATTTTCAAATAGATTTCCGTTCAACAATAACAATCTATGAGAATGAAATTTTTCTTCAAGTTGGAGAAAATGAGTTTAATGTATCACAAAATCCAAGTGCAACCAACAATGGGTTTATTAAGGATATTCAATCATCTATTGATTCAAATGTTATTGCTAAGTTTTCGGATTTTGAATATTCATCTTCAATAGACCCAACGGGTTCTTATTTAGCACCTTTTATTACAACTATTGGATTATATGATGATACAAATAATATGGTTGCAGTAGCAAAGTTACCAAGACCAATCAAATCATTACCTGATTATCCTGTTAACTTTATAGTACGTTTTGATACTTAATTAATATTTATTAAAAAGAATAATTATGACTTTAGAAGAAAGATTAGAAAAAAACCCACCGGCTAATTCAAAAGCAAACACCAAAGGTGGAGACCCTGAAATTATTGGATATGAAAATGGATTCGGTCCATCAAAAGATTTATCGAAAGATGAAGCATCACTAAAGAAAGCAAGAGGTGGTAAATTGAATACCAAGCCTTATTCTGATACTTTCAAATAAATTTAATGCAAAATTGGTTACACGAAAATACAGAGGTTACTGATGAAAGTATCCCTGAGGGAAGTGAAGGATTCGTATATAAGATTACTCACATCCCAACAGGAAAATACTATATTGGTAAAAAATCCCTTTGGGCACATAGAACCTTACCACCTTTAAAAGGTAAGAAGAGAAAGCGTAAGGTTATTAAAGAATCGGATTGGAAGAAATATCACTCATCTAACGATTGGATTAAGGAACAAGTAAAGGAAGGAAACGAGGATGATTTCAAGCGAGAAATCATTCAATTCTGTCCTTCTAAAAAATCACTAACTTATTACGAACTACGTTGGCAGATGTACTACGATGTACTTGCCGATGATAACTGTCTGAATGAAAACCTTTTAGGTAAATTCTATCGAAAAGATTTGTTATTATAAAATATTTTTCGTAACTTAGTACCTAACTATAAAAACAACAATATGAGATTACAAGATGTATGCGTTAAGTATAGAATTTCTGATTCTTTTCTTAATTCTAAAGAAGATGGATTAAAAGTAGCAGCAAAATCAATTGATGATATTATTGCTGAACTTAGAAGAAAAAATGAAAGCCCTGATACTGTCATTAAACTTAATAGATTAAAAGATTTTCTACTTGATGTGAAAAATTCTTCATTTTAAATTTGGTTTATTGAAAAAATATTCGTATATTTACAATATTTTAATAACCAAAAAAAGATAAATGATTAGAACCGCAGAATGTGTATCCCCCATGCATCCCGATAAGATGTGTGATAGAATCTCGGATACGTTATTAGATTTACATTTAAAACAAGACCCAAACTCACGATGTGCAATTGAAACGTGTGGAGGTTTGGGTGAGGTGTATATTACAGGAGAAATTACTTCAGAAGCAATAGTTCTTGCACCTCAAATAGAAGAGGTAGTTAAGGATATTACTAAAGATGAGAATATCAAAGTAATCATCAACCTTAATCAACAATCTCCTGAAATTGCTAATGGAGTTGATACGGGTGGTGCAGGTGACCAAGGAATTATGACTGGTTATGCTTGTAGAGAAAATGACCAATATCTTCCACAAGAATACTTCCTAGCACGAGAGCTTAATAAGTTCATCTTTGAGGTGTTCCCGTTTGATGGTAAAACTCAAATTACTTTAGATAGAAATCGTGTAAGAGTGGTTGCATCTTTCCAAAATGCACCAACAACTGAATTGTATCAATTAGTAAATGATTTCTTTAAATCATATCCACAATACACTTTAGAACAAATTCATTGTAATCCCGCAGGTGATTGGAACATTGGTGGGTTTACTGCGGATGCAGGTTTGACAGGTAGAAAACTTGCAGTAGATAACTATGGTCCTCGTATTCCAATCGGCGGAGGTGCGTTTAGTGGTAAGGATTCAACAAAGGTTGATAGAAGTGGTGCATACATGGCTCGTAGAGTTGCGGTAGATATATTAGAACAAAATCCTGAAGCACAAGAAGTATTTGTTCAACTTGCTTACGCAATCGGATATGACCAACCATTACAAGCAACTGCAGTAATTGATGGAGTGGAAACTAAGATTCAGGGTTATGATTTATCACCTCAGGGTATTATCAATTTCTTAAAATTAAGAGAACCAATTTTTGGAGATAGTGCATCATTCGGACATATGGGTGCTGGATTTTCTTGGAAATAATTTGGAATTAAATAAATAAATTCGTATATTTGGTCCAAATGATTTCTACAAGGGACAAATTAAAAGTAATTAATGTACTTGATAGTACACTCGGTGTGGGTACCTCACTAAAGGGAAACGAACAGGCTCACCATTGTCCTTTTTGTCATCATCACAAGAAAAAACTCCAAGTAAATTTAGAAACACAATACTGGCATTGTTGGGTGTGTAACTCTAAAGGTAGAAGTATTCAATCACTTCTTAAACGTTTACACGTTGATTACTCTCAGATAAATGTAATCATTGGTATCTATGGTGACCATCCAACATCTACATCAAAAGATGTAGAAGAAAAGATACAACTTAGGTTACCGTCGGAGTTCAAATCGTTATTACAAAAACCAAAATCAATCAATCCAATATACAACCAAGCACTTGCATACCTTAAACGAAGGGGTATCTCAATGGATGAAGTAAGTAAGTACAACATTGGATATTGTGAAGATGGTTTATATGGTGGTAGAATTATTATCCCATCATACGATGAAGATAACGAACTAAATTACTTTATTGCAAGAACATTCTATGAGGATGTGGGAATGAAATATAAAAACCCACCTGTTAGTAGAGATGTTATTATATTTGATAATCAAATCAATTGGAATGAGCCAATTACTTTAGTAGAGGGTGTGTTTGATTCATTCTCAGTAAAAAGAAACGCAATCCCAATGTTGAGTAAGTTTTTGCTATCAAAGTTAAAAACAAAGATACTTGAAAGGGGTGTAACGGAAATCAACTTACTAATGGATTCAGATGCAGTAGAAGATTCTACCAAACATACTGAGTACTTTATTAAAAACGGAATCAAAGTAAGAAATATTATACCTCAAGGTGAATCCGATGCAGCAGATATGGGATTTGATAAGGTAAATGAATTATTAAAAGAAACCGAAGAAACGGGATGGGATAATCTTATCCTTTCCAAATTAAATAATTTATGATAGTAGAAAAAATCTACCATTTAGCGGATTTACACATTCGTAACTTAAAAAGACACAAAGAATATCGTTCGGTATTTGAAAAGTTCTTAGAGAACGTAAAAAAAGATGATATTGAAAAATCAGTTATTTATCTTGCAGGTGATATTGCTCATGCTAAAACTGAGATGTCTCCTGAACTTGTTAGAGAAATCAGTTGGTTTTTAACTGAATGTGCAAAACTAAAACACACATTTTTAATCACGGGTAATCACGATTGTAATCTCAATAACGATTATCGATTAGATGTATTAACACCAATCGTAGAAAATTTAAACAATGACAGAATACACTATTTACGAGATACTGGCACTTACAACTTTGGTAATCTCACTTTTGTGGTTTATTCGATACTCGATAAAAAGGAGAATTGGCCAAAGGCAGAATTGGTAGAAGGTGAGAATAAAATTTGTTTATTCCACGGACCAGTAAATAAAGCACAAACTGATGTAGGATACACCGTATCATCAAATTCATTTACAGTCGATATGTTCGATGGATTTGATATGGTGATGTTGGGTGATATCCACAAACGTCAAACATTCGGTGAAGGTTATGAACACATTGCGTATGCAGGTTCAATGATTCAACAAAATCATGGAGAACTCCTCGAGAACCATGGTTACTTATTATGGGATGTAGAATCTCGTACCTTTGAAGAGTTCCATATTCATAACGATTATGGTTATTTAACCGTTGATGTAGTGGATGGGGAGATTCCTCAATGGGTTTATGATGAAGTTGATACCAAACTACCAAAGTACCCACGTTTACGTCTTAGATTCACTCGTACTGAACCGAGTGATACAAAACGTTGTGTGACAAAACTTAAGAAACTCTTTAAGGTATCTGAAGTAACGGTAACTCGTACTGATACTATTGGACAACTTAAAACCAATCAAAATGTCAACAAGAATATTGTTGGTAACGTCAAAGATGAAACTTTCCAAAATCAACTGATTCGTGATTACTTGGAAAGACAGTTTTTGTTAGATGGTGATGAATTAGATAAGATTGCTGAAATTAATAAAGAGATAAACTCTCAGGTTGATGATACTAAAGTTGCAGAGAATGTACTATGGGTACCAAAGACATTTGAGTTCTCTAATATGTTTTCCTATGGTGAAGGTAATAAAGTAAGATTCGATAATGCAAAAGGAATTATGGGAATCTTTGCTCCTAATGCTTCAGGTAAATCTTCACTTTTTGATGCACTCTCCTTTTGTATCTTTGATAAATCATCACGTACCTTCCTTGCTAAGAATATTATGAACAATCGTAAGGATTGGTTCAAATGTAAGTTCCACTTCCAAATCAATGATATAGATTACTACATCGAACGAAGAGCAAAAACAGTCAGTAAAGGAAAGAGTGTTAAGGTTGATGTGGATTTCTGGTCTGAACAAGGTGGAGTGGTAACATCTCTTAACGGAGAACAACGTAGAGATACCAACCAGATGATTCAACAATACTTAGGTAGTTATGATGATTTCGTATTAACTGCACTATCTCTACAAGGAAACAATGCGTTGTTCATTGATAAATCCCAAACGGAAAGAAAAGAAATTCTTTCCCAATTTATTGGGGTGGATATCTTTGATAAATTGTATCAACGTGCGAATGAAGAGTTTAAAGATACTACTACACTCATCAAAAAATTCAAGAGGGATGATTTTACGACTAAACTTGCCGACATCGACACCCAATTAGTTGAGAAGAAAAACGAATATAAGTTACTGACAACTCAACACGAAGTACTCAAAGAAGAAGAGGAAACTTTAAATAAACAAATCATCTCATTGAACGAGAAGATTATTAAATTGAGTGCAGATAGTGGTAAATCAATTGATGAACTCGAAACTACTCACCAATCACTTATTGATAGAAAGAGTAAAATAATTGAACTTAGAGAATCTATTCAACAACGTATAAATGAAAAGGAGGAGATTCAGATTAAGTTAGAGGAAAAAATTGATGGGTATGATGAAGATGATATCACAAAACGATATAAGGAATACACCGACCATGTTGAGGATTTGAAACAACTTAATATTGAGTTGGATAAGATGAAGATTCGTGAGGATTCCTTAAAAGAAAGAATCGAACACGTTAAATCACATGAGTATAATCCTGAATGTGAAATATGTTTAAAAAACTCTGAAGAGTATATCGATGCAAAAATGAGCTTACAATCTGAACTATCTATTCTTGTTGAGCAAATGGTTGAGATAAACACGAGTAAAGAATCGATAGAATCATCATTAGAAATTAATTCAGAAGTAAACCAACAATTTACTAATTTAAATAAACTCAAGGTAGAAGAAGATAAGATTGATAGAGAAATATCAGGACTTATTAACAAGTTATCAACAACCGAAACTGAAGAATTACGTTTAGATGCACAAGTTACGGAGTATCAGAACTTAATCGATGAATATTACAAGAACGAAAAAACTATTGAAAAGAATCGTGAGATTCGTGCTGAGATTAGTGAAGTTCGTAAAAAGTTAGATGGTATAAAGAAAGAAATTAAAACTACTAACACCAATGTCCTTTCACTTAATGGTAAGGTATCATCACTTCAGAATCAGAAAGAAACTATCGAGGAAAGAATCAACGAGGTTAAAGATTTAGAAGAACAACATCGATTGTTTGAGTATTACCTGAACTCATTAGGTAAGGATGGTGTATCGTATGAATTGATTTCTAAGGCACTTCCAATGATTGAGGGAGAGGTAAACAACATCTTAACTCAAATCGTAGAGTTTGGAATGCAGTTGGAAATGGATGGAAAGAATATCAATGCATATATCGTATATGATGACCAAAAATGGTCTTTGGAGATGTGTAGTGGTATGGAAAGATTCATTAGTGGTCTTGCAATCAGAATTGCACTCATTAATGTATGTAACTTACCAAGACCAAACTTCTTGGTGGTAGATGAAGGATTTGGAACTTTGGATAATGAAAATTTGACATCATTATATATGTTGTTTTCATATCTAAAAACCCAATTCGATTTTGTAATGATTATCTCACACATCGATTCTATGCGAGATGTGGTTGATTCATTACTCGAAGTTAAAAAAGTAAATGGATTCTCAAGTATTAAATTATGAAAATAGGAATAGTAGGACAGGGTTTTGTGGGTAACGCAGTATATCATAAATTTAAAGAATACTACGAAGTACTTACTTATGATGTTAATGAGGTAAAATGTAATTCTACGTTTAACGAAGTTGCAGAATGTGATTATGTATTTACTTGTTTACCAACACCAATGAATTCAGATGGTAGTTGTAATACTGATATAGTAGAAAATGTAATTAGTCAAATTGCTAGAATTGGAAAAACTAAAGGTATTGTAGTTAAATCAACTATTGTACCAGGAACCACTCAAAGGTGGAATGATAAATATAAAACAAACATTGTATTTAATCCCGAATTCCTTACTGAAAGAAATGCGGTTAAAGATTACGAAAATCAAAACCGAATTATTTTGGGAGGCCCGAGACCAACTACAACTCAACTGAAAGGTGTGTTCTCAAAGGTGTTTCCAAAAGCACATATCATTAAAACTGATTCAACTCATGCTGAAATGGTGAAGTATCTAACCAATGCATTCCTTTCGGTTAAGGTATCATTTGCAAATGAGATTTATCAGTTATGCGATTCCTTAAATATTGATTACGATAAGGTGGTTGAATATGCAACTTACGATGAGCGATTGGGTAAATCACATTGGGGTGTACCTGGTCATGATGGGGATTTTGGATTTGGTGGACATTGTTTTCCCAAAGATTTATCTGCTCTTATTAAATTAAGTTTTGAGTTGGGTACTACAAATAATGTATTGTGTTCTACTCAAACTACAAACGATGAGGTTCGACAAAATAGAGATTGGGAAACTATGAAAGGTAGGGCAGTTATTTAGTTTTAAGAACATTAGTAGGGAGGGGTTTTACATTTGGTGAAACCTTTTCTTTTATAAGGGATTCCACTAACCCATTCATTTTGTATCCTCTATCCTTACAAAATTCCTTTAACATTTGATGAACCTCAGCATCAATTTGTAACATTGCATATTTTTTACTCATATCTTTATCCATTTTCTTTCGCTGTTAAGTGTGAATGAACCTATGTGTTCTCTATTCCACATAGTGGGTTCGATTAATGAAAGGAACATTCCACCATCATCACCTACATATAGATGATAGTTTTCACCAATAACAGGTTCAAAGTTAAATTTAGATTTGTAAACTAAATCGTTCCATTGGTATTCTTCAACTAACTTTTTATACTCTTCTTTTAGTTCATTAAACTTAGCTGAGAATTGTTTGTTAACCTTATTAACACTTATACCTTTCCAAACGGCAATATCTTCTATCTTAATTGCTGGTGCTCCAACACTGGTTCCATATGGTAAAATGTTAGCATTAAATCCCGTTTCTTCATCGTAAACGATATTATCTGGGTATTTTTTCTTCATTCTTTAGAACTCTTTAGTTTTCTTTAGAATAAGTATAACAAATTTAAAATCTAATATATTTATGAAGGAACAAAGGATTACTACATGGCAAGAATCAAGAAATATTCACCAAAGGAAAATTTAACTTCCTTTAATACTTTCGTCGTAGATACAGGAGATAATTCCGATTATTTCAGAATTACTGAATTTAAAAACACCTTTACTGGTGGTAAGAATGGATTCCTAATTGAAGGTTCTCCATATCTAAAAGAATCTACTGAGATTAAGATGGAAATTCTTGATGTCAATGGTGAACCTATTTATTACGAACCTGGTAATGGTATCCCTGAATACTACGAGGGAATATCGAAATTGATTGCAGTTTATGTTTACAATGATACTCCAATTGGTACTGCAAAGATTACAATTCTTGGTGAGTTAAAAGAATATGTAGATGAAACGGGAATTGTTAGACAAATTCCTGAAGAGTGGAGGGGTGTTTATAATGTTAAATGGGAGAAAGAATTTAAAGTAAATAAACTTCTTTCAAACGAAGATAGAGTAAGATTCTATCGTAGACCACAGGTTAGTATCGATGAAATAGTTAAACCTATATTTAGTGGTAATCCACCAACAACCACTCAAACGGGGTCGGTTAATGGTCTTCCGTTAGTTCCAAACGAGAACGTAAATTTATCAAGTTTCACTTTACCTACATCGTATAGATTAAAAGTTGCAAGTGGTAGTGGTTGGACGGGTTCTATGGAGAATCAAGTTGTAACCTTTGACAACTTAAACTATTCTCCAAGAATTAATGAGGTAGTTAATGAAACTGAAATTATTGTATCACCTCCATATAGTGAAGGTAATCTTGTTAAATCATTTACGGATGAGGATTATTCTATTACATTCACTCATCTTGAAGGATTTAATGATTTAGCAACTGCTTTAACGGGTTCGTTTGCAAAGATTAAGATTACTGATATGAAAACCTTTGTGGGTGATGCTGCAAGGGTTAAAGTATTTAGACGTTCTCAATCAAACTTAACTGATTATGAGTTTGTACAAGAAATACAATTGGAATCAAATGAGTTATTGAGAGATATTGAAACAGTTGCTAAGAGTGAGGAAACATATGGATTTTTCACCCAACCTGTATTGGATACATATTGGAATAAATCAGAACCTTTATTAACTGCATCGTTTAATCAAGATTTTTTATATAACTCCGTTAAGTTAGATGGTTCAACCGGTCAATACTTTTATACTACTCGAAGCTTCGATATTCAAGAAGGAGTAGAATATACTTTAGATTTAAATGTAAGAAAAGAAACTACAAACCCAAATCATTCCCTTAGAGTATTTTTAAGTGGGTCATATAATGGTAGTAGTAAAACTCAAGATATTACCACGATTAACTCATCAACTTTTATCTTACAAAAAACTAATTTTAATGAAAATATAGTTGCAGAGAATTTTGATTCCGCATCTCTTTATTTTGAACCAAGTGGTAGTGATTGGTATATCAATAACGTAAGTTTAAAAGCATCTCAGGAAACTTCATTTTCTCCTGATGAAATTACTTTTATTCAACAGGTACCTAAAACATTAGAAGCAGAAACGTTTGATTATCGTTTCGAGTTCTATGATATAAACAATAATTTTATTCCTGTACGAGTTGAAGAATCTAAAACTTTTGTTGGTGGTAACTTAAACTTGTTTAGAAAAAGTATTGAGGTAACTCCTGATAACTTATATTTTGCATTTGATTCTGCATCAAATCCTGCTAACCCACTTCCACCAACTGTAATTAATTTTGATGTACAAACAAATGTAATTACAGGTTCAATAAATTATACATCAGGTGCATATGATTTCTTTGGAAATGAAATTTCATCGTCAGAATATGCAGGTGGACAATATCCTGGTTACTTAACCGATTGGAATGTGAGTAGTGGTAGATTTCCTTACTTAACAGTACAGGATTTCACAGGTTCACGTGATGATATTACCGTTCAATTTATTAGATATACCGCTGAAGTTGAGGGAGTATCTGATACATTTATTATTACGAGAGTTGAGGATGGTAAGGGTGGTGTAAGTTTTGAGATTGTTCCATATCGTGGAACTATCATTAAAAACAAAGAAGATAAATCATTAGAAATACAGGCAGTAAGAGTTGATGGTATAAATCGCATCGATTTACAGGATGGATTGACACGAAACTTTTCAGATGCAAAATTACATTTAGCATCGGCATCGTTTGATGGAATAAATGAAGTAACTACCTACGTATCACTTTCACAAGCAATAACTAACCCCGATTTTGTTACGGGCATTTCTGCAGGTACAACAGGTAGTGGTCAGATAGACTATAATGCAGAATTTACAAGAGATGCAATCGATAATGAGTTGGTAGTTTATTTAATGGATGGACCAACTACCTCATCAATTTTAACATCTCTAATTTTAACTGATTTAAAGGATGGTTTAAATAACGGTATAATTTCTTCATTGACAGACCAATTTAATATTAAATACATCCCAAGAGAACCCAGTAATTTTAATCCAACATCAACTCCTGTAACTGCATCATTCCAAAGAAGGGGTACAACACTAAATCCTCTTTCTGCTAGTTTAGAAATAATTCCATCATCATCAATAGAACCAAAAACAGAAATACCACATTTCTATATGTTCTATGTAACGGGTGCATTTGATGATACAATTACCGTTGCAGTAACTGATTACTTAGGAAACTCAATTGATAGCGGAGTACCTGGTGTTACTCCTGGTGTAGCATATTATGATGCAGTAGATACAAAACAATTAAATTTTGAATTTACTTATACCGAACCAATCACCTCGGCATCGGTAACTGCAAACAAATCATTCTTTATCACACCAGATGGATTACCTGGTAGAAATTCTATTAACATTGAAATAGAACCATCTCCTGTACAAATTGGTGCAAATCACAAAGGAGATGTATATGATTATACAATAATAAATCCAACTATTGAAATTACTCAAGGTGATTTGTTCTTAATTCATACTGCAAGTGGAGACCCTGGTACATTCACAACATCTTCAGTAAATGGTATTGTACCAACGGGAATTACTTTTAGTGGGTCTGAAGGAGATACAAGTACATCCATGAGTTTATATGGATTTAGTAACATGACTGCATTAAGTGCAAGTGTAACTTATAACTTTGATATCTATCCGTACTTTACATCATCAATCGTAACTCAGAGTAAAGTTCAGCGATTTAATAAAGTAATTGAAGGTACTTCTGCAATTGAAGTAATTCTTGAACCGAGTACGATAAACTTTAATGCAGATGAATTAGGATATGTTTCACAATATTCAGATGCTAATACTGAATTATCAGTTAGACAACAGGAAGAATATTTAGCATACGATGAAAGTAATTCAGGAACTCCCGGTACATATACTGCATCTTTAGTTGCAACTAATATTACCATCGGAGATTTATCATCATCTAATCAATATGGAGAAATTTCAGGAGATGATGTATTCCATGTTGATAACTTTAGTAATATGTCTGCAACAACTGCATCAGTTGTTTACAATCTAACGGTTTATCCATACTCTTTGAAGAATGGGGTTGCAGGTGTACCAACTAATATTAAGAAGAAACAAATATTTACAAGAACTTCTGATGGACCAGCAGCAAGAAAAGTAAACCTACTTGCATCATCCAACACGGTAGTTTACAATGGAGATGGAACTCAAGTATCACCTGAAGGTAATATTACTTTAACTGCAAATGCAATTAATACAACGGGTTCTGCCTATTTTGAGTTCTTGTACTCCGATGATTCAACTTTACAAGCATCTTCTACATTTAATGAAGCAACACTTGGTTCATCGGATTTACCAAACACGGGTTCTCAAAGTACCTTTAAGGTAAACCTAAGAGATGGGTCATCTAACGGAGCTATTGTAGATACTGATTCGGTAACAATTACAGGTATTCAGGAGGGTTCAAACGCTTTTACAGTTCAACTTTCCAATCCATCAACAACCGTAGGTGTAGAAGTTGATGGTACAACTTACTTTGAAAATAGTACTACTGAAATTCGTGCATATAAAGGTGGAAACGAATTACAATTTGTAGAAACGTATGATGAGGAAGCATTAGACCCAATTACGTTCTTACCAATTGGTACGGAAGGTCAGTTTTCAGCATCTATATTTGAAATCTCACCAGCTCTAACACACGTATCAGGTAATATTGTATCTCAATCGAATGAATTATATGGTGTATCTGCAGGAGTTAGTAATTGGAATACTCCATCTGCTAATACAACGGGATATATTATATTTAAAATTGATTTCGAAAATGGTAGAGCAACTCAATATGTACAACAATCATTTTCAACAGTATTTGAAGGAGCCGTTGGACCGGGTATTGTAGTAAGAGGTGAATGGACAGGTTCTCTTGATTACTTATATACTCCTCAAAGAAGAGATGTTGTAATTTATCGATATGATAATATGGGTACTGAGGAAACTCATTTCTTTGCAACAACGGATACATTAGTAACTGCATCAGGACAACCACCATACACATTTGAACCTATCTACACACCAGGAATGTCAGAAGGTACATATGATACAAACAATTGGGAGTACTTAGGTGAACAAGATTTCTTCGTTGCAGCTAAGATAGCAATCTTTGAAGAATCATTTGTTGAAAATACTATTAACGTAGGTATTCCACAAGCAGGTGATGGTCAAAACGCAAACATCGCAATTGTTGGTGGTACTGATGAACCATTTATCTCAATAGGACAAAATGGAACTCAAGGTTATGCACAACCTGGTGTATTCTTAGGATTAACACGTGATGGTGGACCATTAGGCGGTTCAGGTACAAGTGGGTTGTTATCAGTAGCAAGTGGAACCGATGGACAAGGTAGGTATAACTCATTAGAATGGAATGGTGAAACACTTACGATTAGAGGTGCAATTAGACAAACTTCGGCGGGTATTGTAGAAGCTTCTTTACGAGGATTGTGGGAAGAAAGTGTAATCTACTATCCTGATGATATTGTATCAAACGAAGGTCAAAGTTGGTTAATGGATGGTGAACCTCATACATCATCCCTTTCACACGAACCTGGTGTTGGTGCAAGTTATGCAGAATCATGGTCATTAAACATACCATCAGGTTCTTCTGCACAAACAATGAGATTATCTACGGATTCTCAAACCTTTAGAGTTGCTAAAGATGGAACGGTAACACCAACTACTATCACTCTTACGGCAAATAGAGAAAACATTCAAGATGCTACTACATTCTCTACAACTCCACCTGGCATAACTTTGGGTGGTAGTGGAGATACTGCAACTTTATCATATACCAATTTTAGTAATAGTGGAGCAAATAAATCAGTAAAAGTTACTGCAACTGCAGGAGCATTTTCTGATGAGATTACAATTGTAGAATTAGAAGAAGGTGCTGATGCATTAACTATAATCCTTACAAACGAAACACACACACTCCCAGCAGATTCAGCGGGTGTGGTTTCATCTTATGATGGTAGTGGTACTACTATACAACTTTTTGAAGGAACATCATCTTTAGATTATGATGGAGTTGGTACATCTGCAGGTACTTGGAAGGTAACTGCAAATGGTACAAACATAGCACCTGGTTCTATTTCTGAATCAGGGTTTGATGTAATCTTTGCTGACCATAGTAATATGACGGCTGATTCCGCATCGATTGAATATACTATTACAGGTAAACGAAAAAATTCAAATGAAATAACTGCAAGTAAAATTCAATCATTTACTAAAGCAAAAACAGGTGCAGATGGTTTAGCTGGACAAGCAGCAGGTGTAACATACGCAGGTAGTTGGACACCCACCGCAGATATAACCACGTATGAAGATGGGGTAACTTACATGGGAGAAGATACTCTAAAATACGTGGTTAAGTATGGTAGTGATTATTATGTCTGTGCAACATCTCACACTTATCGAGGAGTTTATGATTCGGGTACTACCTATCAATCTGAAGATGCAGCTAGTACATACGTTCCTGATGTAGTACGATATCTCGGAGTTTATTACAAAGTAAAAGCAGGACAAGGACCTGTAACAAGTGTAACTCCATCGGTATCATCACCAGGAAATGTATATTGGGACCAAATTGGTGGTAGCATAACGCCAGGAACTTGGACAGATGGTTGGGAAGCGTTTGGAGCTCAATTCACTTCGGTAGCAACTGATATTCTTTTTGCAGAAGATGTTTACGCAAATCGAACTATTAACATTGGTACTGATGATACTAATAAACCGGTAATTGCAATCAATGCAGATTCTGCATCGGGATATCAAAACCCATTTATCTCAATTGGTCAAGGTAATTCGCCAGGATTTGAAAATGATGGTATTTTCTTAGGATATTCTGATACATCTGCATCATTATCAGTTTTAAGTGATGTTGGTGCAAAAATAAACATTGGTGGATTAAAGGTTGATAAACAGGGAATGTATTATGAAGGCGATAGGGTCATTGGCCAAACTACTACTTCTAATACTACAATCGGTATTGCTAATGATGGAACTTCAAACTTTACCTTTGAACAGGCAATGATTGGTGGAACGTTAGCAGCATCGGGATTGGTTACCCAGCGAATTAATGATTATGTCGATACTACAACATTAACAGGTAACTCTGCTCAGTATAATCCAGGTATTTCACAATGGAGTTTAAGTTACATATCGGGTGCATATGAAATGCCAACAGGTGGTCCTGCTACTAAAACTAATGGTATTCCATATGAACTTCATGGATGGAGAGATGACCCCCTTGAAGCACCTGAAGCAGCTGCAAATGAAACTTGGTTTGTTGATTGGACAATTGATAAAAATTTAGTATTAACAGGGTATCAATTAACATATGCAGCACCCAGTGTTGCGTATTATGCTCTTCAATTAAGAACGGGTACCATTTCTTCGGAGTTCGGTATTACGGATAACGATATTAATGCATTAAAAGAAGACCAAACTTATCTTCCATTCCCTGCAGCAGGTGGTAGTACGGATGTAGATGGTGATTCTTTTTATTCCCCAACGGGAAGTTTTCCGATTTTATATATAGAATCATCGGAAGATGCTGACCAAAATTACTCATGGGCAAATAGTGCAAGAGTAGGATATCAAGTTCTTGATGTGGTAAATAGTACTACTGTTGGTTCTACAACGGGATATGATACTTTTATTTTAGGGAGTAGGATAGATGAAACGGGTACTTTTGCAGATGATTTCCAAACATTTGAAAGTACTTATGGAGTAACTGCTGCATCAAATGGTACTGCACCCTCTGGTGCAAACCCAAGTATTGCAGAATCTTTATTTAGAAATATTCAATTAGTTTGGGTAGACCCTGTGGTGATTACTAATACAAGTACGGGTGGTGGTGTTCTTTCGATGGGTTCTTTAGATGATGTTACCGAACTAAGTGAGTTTATGAGATTACACTCATCGGGTTCAAACGGTAGTTCTCTTCCTTACCTATCAATGGGACAGTTAACCCAAAGTTTTGATGAAGAGGGTATCTTCTTAGGATTTATTTCAGGTTCCGATGATGGACTATTATCTCTAAAAAGTAATACTAACGCTCTTCTTTGGGATGGTGGTACGTTAACTATTAACGGAACAATAAACGGTGGTGGTTTACGAGAAGGTGCAACTCTTGAAGGTTCTGCTATCTTTGTACCATCACAAACTTCACCATCATTCTCAGTTGATACTGAAGGTAATGTAACCGCAGAATCTGCAACTATTCGAGGTACAATTCAAGCAACCGATGGTAATATCGGTGATTGGGTAATTGATGCGAATGACCAAACACTTAGAGATGATAACTATGAAATTATCTTTGACCCAAATATTCCTGAGGTAGGATTATATACTGAAGCATCTAAAACGGTTCGATTAGCACCAACAGGTGGATTGACATCGGTTACATCAACTGGTGCATCGTTTACGGGATTACCATCAACACCACCAACCCCATCAACTGCAACTTCAAATGCTAGTAGTACAGCTACGGTATACACAAGTGCTACATCAGCTGAGAGTAATGCTACAAGTGTTGGGGATATACCAGATGGAACGTATCCAATAGCGTTTACCCTACCTTCGGTGACCTTATTCAGTTCAGGAATGACAGATACCGATACTACAACCCTTCCTCCAAATTACTCAGGAACCGCAGAAGGTCAGATACATGGTGCACCATTTTCTGGCAGAGGTTACAGAACTTATATTTTATATGTAGGACTTGGATATGAAGATACGGGTGTGTATATATTTGATGATGCATATAGACAGTTTTTATTTTCAATAACAGCATATTCAGGGTATGAATTAAATGATGTGTATGTGTGGAGTACCAATCCGTTATCGGTAACGGGTGATACGCCAATTCAATTAGCAGATGGTTCTACTAAATTAGCAGAAAATATTGATGGTGATGATTGGTTATTAGTTTGGGATGAAAAAAATGATAAATTAGTTCCATCTCAAATTGGAGCTAAAATGGAAAGACAGGTTGATGGTTATTTCTTGGTTGAAACTGATACGGAAAGTATCAAGGTATCCGACTCTCACGCTTTCTATTTAGAGGGTAACATTGAAAAACCTGTACAAGAATTAATTGCAGGAACTGATAAAATCTTCGTATATAAAAATAATAAACTAACAAAAGAAACAGTAAGAAGGGTAGAAAAAATAAACTCAACCGAAAATGTATATACCTTTACAATTCCAAATTACGAAAACTATATTTCTGCAAATATCCTATCTCACAACCCTATTGCTGGGAATTGGGAGCCTTCACTAGAGTATCAGGATTTTCCTAAAGGTGATGGTACTAAATCAAGTAATACTATTGTTAGAAACTTTACCTTTGATAAAGGTTCTTCTGCAACGGGTTATAAGTTGAGATGGGAAGTAAGATTGGGAGCAAGGTCTGGATTAAGTTATGATACCGATGCAAGTGGAAATACATCAAATACTTATTTCCAACAAACTACATCTACATCTAATGTATCATCTTATTCTTTACCCACATCTGCAACTGTTGATATACCATCAAACATTACCGAAATTACAGGTAAAGGTATTCAAGTACTTTCTGGTGCAAATGAATATGTAAGAATTGAAAGAAGTAACTTTAATAAAAAGTTAATACAAACGGCAGGTGGTGATTTTATCTTTGGTTCTGAAGATGCAGGTCAAACTACTGAGTATGGAATAGAACCTGGATTAGATAGTACTCATGTACTTGGTAGTACAACTAAAAGATGGAAAGACATTTGGATAGATGCAATAAATGGTACAACTCTTTCATCATCCACGTCTACTTCTGGTTATATGAGAGTAATTGGTGATATACTAATACAATGGGTAAGAGCAACAGGAACTTCTCAGTTTACTAACACTTGGCCAACACCATTTGATACGGTTTATGGGGCAACTGTAAGTAAAGGTAATCCGAATACTACATATCAAACCGATAATAATACGGTAAATGTTTCTTACACAAATTCAAATTACTATGTGGATACAAATGAGAGTAATTCAAGAACTGTATTCATTATAGCAATTGGAACTAAATCAGCAGCAATTTAATAAACTATGAGTGATATACGATATTTTGCAAATTACGATAGTGGTAGTGGACACATTAATGGATTTTATCCAACGGATTTATATCCAAATAGTGGTTCTATACCAACTCCAAATATAGAAATTACTTTCGATGAGTGGCAAACTGCAATTAGTAGTTTACATATCATTTCCGATGGTGTACTGACTCCGTATGTTAAAACAAATGAGGAAGAACTTAATTCTATTAGAAGACAAAGGGATAGGTTATTACAAGAATCCGATTGGGTAGTTTTACCCTATTCACCCATAACAGGTTCTAAATTAGATGAGTGGGTTCAGTATAGACAAGATTTAAGAGATATAACCACACAAACACCTCCTTATGTGTTACCAACTCAACCAGAATAATTCGTAAAAGAATATTTATATATACTTATATACAAACAAAGGTTATTATGGCAAAGACAGAAAATTTAGATAAGGAAATTGTAGAAAGATTAAGATTTCTACGAGATGAAACTGATAAGATTGTAATCTTCTTAGGACAACTTGCAGTTCAAGAACGTGCTCTAAATAAAAGATTAAAAGAAGTAGAAGATAATCAAGAAAAGTACGGAGCAATGAACGATAAGTACATCTTCGAATTAGAAGAGAAGTTAGCAGAACTCGATAAGACATATAAAAACGGTCAAATTGATTTAGATGCTGGTACAATAACAGTTCAAGAATAATTTGGATAATTAAAAATATTTTCGTATCTTTACATCGTAAAGTGTATCCAATAGGTTATGATAAAGAAAAAACTACTTTATGTAGCATCTCACCTTTCTACGGGTGGAATGCCACAATATCTCCTTAAACAAATTCAAACTTTCAAAGATGAGTTTGATATTAGTGTGGTTGAATATAACGACCATTCAGGAGATGCGTTTGTGGTTCAAAAAAATCAAATCAAAGATTTAGTAGACTTATACACACTTTATGAAGATAAAGAGGATAATTTTTTAGATGTCTTTAATCGTATATCTCCTGATATTGTTCACTTCACCGAAATCCCCGAACATTTTATATCACCTGTTGCTTTAGATGAAATTTTTGGTAACAAAAAAAGAAAATACGATATCGTATGTTCTACTCACGGTTCCTTCACAAATCCTGATGAGATTAGATATCAACCTGATAGATACATTTTAGTATCGGAATGGAGTAGACAAAAATTTGAACATTTAGGAGTTGATACTCAAGTGTGGGAATATCCAATCGAAGATATTAAGTATGATAACGATAAATCCAAAGAAGAACTTGGGTTTGAAAAAGATTGGAAACACGTGTTAATGGTAGGTTTGTTTTCAGAAGGCAAAAATCAGAGTGAAATATTTGATGTAGCTAGATTATTACAAAAGTATAAAATTAAATTCCACTTTGTAGGAAATCAAGCTATGAACTTTGAAGATTATTGGAAACCTTTGATGGATTCAAAACCCGAAAATTGTATTATATGGGGAGAAAGAACCGATACTGATAAGTTCTACAAAGCATCTGATTTGTTCTACTTTAGTTCAAAGTTGGAACTGAATCCACTTTCAATCAAAGAAGCACTTTCATATGGATTACCATCGATATTCAGAAGATTACACACTTATTTAGATACATACGATACTACTGAATTGGTAACTTATATTGATGATAATATTTACAATACTAAAAATTTATTATTAGAAAAATTACAACCTGAATTTAACGAAATTCCTGGTTGGTTTTCATATGAAAAATTATATGATGATGTGGTAGATAAATTACCAAATCACTCTAATATTGTGGAAGTTGGTTCTTGGTTTGGTAAATCAACAAATTATCTGGCAACAAAAATCAAAGAAAGTGGTAAGAAAATAAACTTTACTACAATCGATACTTTTAAAGGTTCATTAGATGAAGAATTTCATAGAAAAACCATGGAAGTTTTTGATAATGATATCTATACCGAATTTATGGATAGTACCATTATGTTAGATAATCAAAATACTATAAATGTAATCAAAGATTCATCAATAAATTCAGCTGGATATTTTTTAAATAACTCTTTAGATTTTGTAATGATAGATGCAGGACATTCTTATGAAGATGTAATGGATGATATAAATGCTTGGTTTTATAAAGTAAAGCCAGGTGGTATTATTGCTGGTGATGATATTGTTACTGATTTTCCTGGAGTTATAAAAGCTGTAAAAGAATACTTTTATGGTCAGATTGAAAGAACCAATAATAAGTTTAAAAGTAATTGGTTTAGAAAAAGACCTCGTATTCAAATCATTCATATGATGACAAGACCCGATGATGCAAGGGAAGTTATTTCTCAAAAATCATTAAAACAATTACAACGATTAGGATTTGATTACAAACCTATGGTAAATGAAGTATATGAGGGGTTACCACCAAAGGAGTTTTGTAGAAGACCCGATGATATTTCAGATAAACCAATTTTTAAAGGTGACCAAGGTATTGGAAATATTACCGGTAGACATTATGGTTGTTACTTGGCACATATAAACGCATTAAAAGAGATTGATACTAAAAACTATGATTACACACTTATCTTTGAAGCAGATGCATTTATCTACTCCAATTTAAGAGATTTCGCTGATGTTGTTTATAAAGCATGTTTTATATCAGAAAGAGATGATGTTCCTTATATTGGTTTTGCTGATAACCCATCTTGGACTCGATGGGAAGTTGATGAAACATTTAGAAAGACCGATTATAATCAAGATTGGGCCCATGCGTATTTAATACCAAATAGAGAGAAACAATGGTATATGGATAGAATCGAGGATTGTGAGTGGGATGTTGCTGATTTATGGTACAATCATGTATTTTATCATCATAGACGATTAAGATATACAACAAATTACCCCTTCTCAAAACAAGCCGAAGGGTTATCACTGTTAGATAACACAAATAAAAGTTGGAAATGATTTACGGAAATATAAAAAGAAATTCAAATAATATTGTAGATATAAAAAATAAAATTTTAATTTCATACGTCCGCGGACCACGAATTGAAATATTGGGTAGTATCGATACTACATATAAAGTTGAGTTCATTGATAAAAAAGATAATAGTATTAAATTTCAAACTGAAATAAAAAATAATCATTGGGCAAAATCCAATTATGAATATTTTATTGATTGGAAAGTTCGTGTTTGGGAAAATAATGTTCTTCTTCATGAGGAAGAGTTTAATGCAAAAGGAAAAAGAGTGTACATCGCAATGGATTCAAAGGCAATCGGTGATACCCTCGCATGGGTTCCTTACTTCGAAGAATTTAAGAAAACACATGATTGTGAATTGATAGTATCTACATTTCACAATGATTTATTTAAAGACCAATATCCTGATTTTGAGTTTGTAAATCCCGGTGATATTGTTAATAATCTTTATGCAATGTATTCACTTGGGTTATTTTACAACGAAGATGGTTCAGTAAATTTATATAAAAATCCTTCAGACCCAAAAACAGTTTCAATGCAACAAATGGCAACTGATATTCTTGGATTAGAATACAAAGAAATAAGACCAAGATTACCTAAGAAGAATGTTAAAAAAGATGATAAGTTAATTACTATTGCAATTCACGGTACTGCACAACCAAAATATTGGAATAACCCAACGGGATGGCAAGATGTAGTTGATTGGTTAAATGAAAAAGGATATACCGTTAAATTACTTTCAAAAGAAGATACGGGTTATATGGGTAATGACCACCCAACAGGAATTATAAAACATCCCGAAGGGCCGTTAGAATCCGTAATGGATGAGATGAGAAAATCAAAAGCATTTATTGGTATTGGTAGTGGATTAAGTTGGTTAAGTTGGGGATTAGGAACTAAGACTGTTCTTATAAGTGGATTCTCATACGATTGGGCAGAGATGCAAGATTGCATAAGAATATCAGCACCAAATGATATGTGTAGTGGTTGTTTTAATCGACTAAAGTTAGATGCTGGTGATTGGAATTGGTGTCCTGACCACAAAGATACAAATAGACAATTTGAATGTACTAAATCAATTACTAGTGAAATGGTGATTAAAGAATTAAAAAAGTTTTTGTAAATGAAAGTTTGGATTAATGGATGTTTTGACGTTCTTCATCATGGGCACTTTAAATTGATTGATTATGCAAAATCATTCGGGGGACAGTTAAAAATCGGAATCGATTCGGATAGGAGGGTAAAAGAATCAAAGGGAGATAGTAGACCCTTCCATAATCAGAATCAGAGAATATTTAATTTACTTCAAATTGATGGAGTAACTGATATTGTAGTTTTTGATTCAGATAAAGAACTCTCAGATGCAATAAAGAAATATCAACCTGATATTTTCGTAATCGGTGAAGAGTATAGAGACAAAGGAATCATTGGTAGAAGACATGCTAAACAAATAGAATACTTCCCAAAGGTAGAAGGATTTTCAACAACAGGATTATTAGATGAGTAAAGTATTGGTAATAGGAGAAGCATGTACTGATATCTTCATTTATGGAGATACACCTCGTCTTTCACCCGAAGGACCTGCTCCTGTTTTTATTCCAAGGAGAGAAGTTTATAATGGTGGAATGGGTATGAATGTAGTGGATAATTTGGTGGCACTAAACATTGATGTAGATTTTCATCACCAACTATCTCCAATCACAAAAACAAGACACATTCACGAACCATCTAATACTCTATTGTTGAGAATTGATGAAGAGGAAAATATTGATAATGTAGGTGATAGATTACCTAAAATAGATTTTTGGGAATATCAAATGATTGTAGTTTCTGATTACAACAAAGGATTCCTAACCGAAGAAGATATAGCATATATCGGATTCAAACATCCAAATGTAATTTGTGATACAAAGAAAAAATTGGGTGAGTGGTGTAAGGATTTACGATTTATAAAACTTAATCGTTCTGAATTCGAAAATAATAAAGAATTTATCGAAAAAAACGATTGGATTTTAGAAAAGTTAATAATTACATTAGACAAGGATGGGTGTATGTACAAAGGTACATCATATCCAACCGAAAGAGTAGAGATTATGGATATCTCAGGAGCTGGAGATACTTTTGTAGCAGGATTTGTAAAAGAGTTCTTAGATACTGAAGATGTTCCAAAATCAATACAATTCGGAAATCGTTGTTCAGCACAAGTAGTACAAAAAAGAGGTGTAACAACAATAGATTACGAAAATTTATAATTTATATATTTATATACAAACGTTTTAACAATTAATTTTAAGTCATATGGCAAACGAACAAAAAACATCGATTGATTTGGTTACAGTAGAACTTTCAGAAGAAAAGTTAACTGAAATTAAAGAGTACCAAGCTCAATTAAACAATATTGTAAACCAACTTGGTCAGATGCACATCAGAAAAAATGACCTTCATACTGAACTCGAGAGAATCGATGAGGGAGTATCAAAAGCAGAAGAAGATTTCAAGGTAACAAACTCAGAATTAAGAAAAGAGTTAAATAAACTTGAAAGAGATTATCCAAGAGGTCAATTAGACCTTGATAGTGGAACAATTACTTATAACCCTGCGTTTAAAGAGCAGCAACAACAATCACAATTTGCACCTAACGGAGTAGAAGGTGGTGAAGTAGTTGATACACCATTTACTCAAGCATAATTGGGTAAAACGAGAAATCGTATATTTATATAGTACAAACACAATAGTACTATTATAATGAACGAATTATCTCAATTTTTAGTAGAGAGTATATTAGGTGAAGCGGACAGTGTAGAAAACAAAGTTGTAGTTTACGCTGGCCGCTTTCAACCTTTTCATAAAGGACATTATGCAACCTACTCTCACTTAGTAAAAAAGTTCGGTAAAGATAATGTGTTTATCGGCACATCCAACAAAACCGATAATCAAAAATCACCTTTCAACTTCAAAGAAAAGGTGATGATTATGACAACGATGTTCGGAATTCCAAAGAACAAAATCGTTGAAGTAAAAAATCCATATGTACCAACTGAGGTACTGAAAAAATTCGATAAAGATAATACGGCATTCATTACTGTTGTGGGTAAAAAAGATGCTAGTAGATTGGGTGGTAAGTTCTTTACCCCCTATAAAGATGGGATTGATTTTGAAGGATACGAAGATAGAGGGTATGTTTACATCGCACCATCAGGCGGTGGAGGTGTAAGTGGAACCGAAGTTCGTAACGGATTAAAATCAGGTTCTGATGAAGATAAGAAAAACTTCTTCACTAAAAGAGCATATCCAAAATTTAACCAAAAGATTTTTGATTTTATTGTAGATAAATTATCTAAACTACCTGAAATAAAGTATGAAGATATTTCTATTCCAAAAGAAGTAATTCTCGAATGGTTAGTAAATGGTGGTAGTGAATTAATTGAAAACTCATTCATCCAAGGTTCTCAGGAAGTAGATGATGGACCAAACTATCTTTATCCAACATTCGCTGCATTTGATAAATCTGCCAGAAAAAGAGCAGAACAAATCGGTTGGGAAGTAGTAAGACAAATCATGTCAGATGATTTAGTTGATATAGACCCACACCCAATTTATCCAAATGGTCCTGTTAAAGCAGTAACACCATATCCTGCAGGGGTTATTGGTAAAACAACTGCAACCAACCAAAAGGACTTCAAAACTCCTGAAGCATATGACAAGTGGATGAGACATATTTCAAAGGCAGTAGCGGCATCAGGATTCTCACTTATTAACTTCTTCTTAGATTTTGAAGATGAAACTGAGGGTGATGAGAAATATAATAATACTGACTTATCAGATAAAGGAGCAAACTTTGTATCAGAGGATATAACACTACCTGTGAAC